CAGTGGCTGGTGCAGATGCATGAGGCGTACACAAAGAAAGGATTGGATGTAAGACTTGTTGCTAGTATCCACGATGAATACCAGTTTGAGGTACACAATAAGGACTGTGAGGAGTTTGGATTGATTACTAAAACTGCAATGAAGGAGGTAGAAGAAATATATTCTTTTCGATGCCCATTAGATTCTGAATATAAAATTGGAAAAAATTGGGCAGAGACACATTAATGTGTTGACAACATGTAACACATACTGTAAAGTACAATTCTTAACAACACTTCAAGGAGTAAAATTTATGAAAAATTGTCAGAAGAAAACACTAGCCGCACTAAAGAAGCGTATGCGAGTAACTCGTAAGACTGCAATTCAGTTGGGGCTATGTGAAAACCTGACTGCTACTATCTCTGACCTTCGTGACTTGGGTCATGATATTGAGACAATAAAAGCTAAGGCTGAAGATGGTTCTAAATACACTCGCTATCGTCTTGTTGAAGAAGCGGTAGCTTAAATTAACATTACATTAAGGAGAAATTAAATTATGACTGAAGATTATAAATATGCTACTGGAGTTGCTTACTGGACATCAATCGTCGCTCCGAACACAAAGTTTGAAGCAGACGGTGTTTGGGAGTGTACCCTATCACAATTGGATGATACTGCTAAAGCAGTCTTTGAAGAGAGTGGTCTTGAGATTAAGAATGTTGGCGATGAAAAAGGAGACTTTATTAAGTTAAAGCGAAAGGTCCGTCGAAAGGATGGAAGCATGAACCAACGTCCGACAGTTGTTGATTCCCAAAATACACCCATGAATGATACCTACATTGGGAATGGTTCGTTGGTCACAGTTAAATTCCGTCCCTACGATTGGTCGTGGGGAAATCGAAAGGGTAGAGGTGGTGATCTATGTGCCATCCAAGTTGTTGACTTGGTTGAGTACTCACCTCAAAGTTCTTCTTTCGATCCTATTAAAGGAGGTTATGTTGCACCTGCCTCCGATGATGTACCGTTCCCTGCATAACTAGAGGAGTGAGGGGAGGAGACTATAACTTCCAAGTTCTTCTCCCCTCTATTTTATAATGAAAAAACTTTCTTCACTTATTCAAGATGTTTATGAAGTCTTACAAGACGGCAATGATTCTCCTAGAACCGACGAAGAGTTGGAGAAGTTTGCAGAAGAGGCCGGTAAAAATATAGCCGGTCATTTAATTAATTCTATTAAAGAAGATAGAACAAATAAAAAACCATATCTAAGAATATCTAACATTGGTAAACCCCTACGTCAGCTTTGGTATGATCTAAAAGAAGTGCCGAGAGTGGATGAGATGAAGCCCTATGATCAGATTAGATTTCTATATGGTCATGTGTTGGAAGAGCTTGTTCTATTTTTATGTTATGCTTCTGGCCATGAGGTAACAGAGCAACAAAAAGAAGTTGTGATTGATGGTGTGGTAGGGCATAAGGATTGTAGAATTGATGGAGTGACTGTGGATGTTAAGAGTGCATCTGCCTATGGATTTAAAAAGTTTAAGGAGCGTACACTCTGTGACGATGATCCATTTGGATACATCAGCCAGCTATCAGGATATTTAAAAGGTGAGGGAGACACAGAGGGAGCATTTCTTGCTATAGATAAACAGTCAGGAGAGTTGGCCCTACTAGATGTTCATTCTATGGAATTACATGATGTTCAAAGTAAAATCAAAACTGTTAAAGAATACTTGGATAAAGATAAAACCCCCCCTAAATGCTATGGGGATGTTCCTTATGGCAAGTCTGGCAATCGTCAGTTATGTACTGCTTGCCGCTATTGTTCTTTTAAGTATACTTGCTGGGCTGATAGCAACGGCGGTGGTGGACTTCGTAAGTTTAATTATAACAACGGGATCGTATATCTCACAGAAGTTCACTTAGAACCTAAAGTCGAGGAAATTAAATGAAAACCCAAAGTGCTAAAGCAAAGGGTAGACGTTTACAGCAATGGGTAAGAGATACACTAATAAAAGTTTTAGATATATCAGATGAAGATATAGAGAGCAGGAGTATGGGTGCTGGTGGAGAAGATTTGATTATGGCAAAAGCTGCTCGACAAAAGTTTCCCTACTCTATAGAATGTAAGAACCAAGAAAAGTTAAATGTTTGGAATGCATACACACAATCACAAGATAACTCTGGCAAGCATGAGCCATTGTTAATTATAAAAAAGAATAATAAAAAACCTTTGGCAGTAGTAGATGCAGAATATTTTTTTAAATTACACGGATGACGAACTTGAAGATATATTAGAGGATCAAATTGTAGACAAGTCTGAAAATCCTTATATTGCATTATTCAACGGTGTTATCATTCAAGCACTGATTGATGTGTGCCAAGATAAATCTTCTAAAGAAAAAGAGGAGGCCGTTGCATGGTTCTTCTCTTCTGTTGTTTCAACCATTGACAATTTTGAGACAGTGTGCGATCTTGCTAATGTTAATGCTAGCAGGGTAAGGGGTTTTGCTTTTCGTCTTTTGGAAAGTAAAAACAAAAGCAAACTACGAAAGCATATGAGTTTCTTATTGCATAACCAATAGGAGTAAGTTATGAGTTCTGATAAAAGTCTTGATTCACAGGTTGGTGGTAATCACTATCGAAACTTAAAGATTCAACCGGCAGAATATATTTCTGCTAATGGACTAAGTTTCTTTGAAGGTAATATTATTAAGTACATTACTCGACACAAATCGAAGGGAGGGGCAGAAGATATTAAAAAGATTATTCAGTATGCAGAAATGATTTTAGAATTTGATTATCCAGATGAGGGGAAATAGCACCTATGTTTAAGTCTAATAAAAATCCACAGTTTCGATCTAAGTTTTCAGAAGTTATTTTTTATACAAAGTATGCCCACAAGGGAGCAGAGACAATGCATGAGCTTGCTGCTACTCTTGTAGAGGATGTATGTCAGGAACATCTTAGAAAGTCTGAAAAGGATGAATTGATTAGTCATATAGCAGAGCTTCGATTTATACCGGGAGGACGTTACCTTTACTATGCTGGTAGAGATAAAAAGTTTTTTAATAATTGTTACCTATTAGACTGTGAAGAAGATACCAGAGAAGATTGGGCTAACCTTTCATGGAAAGCAGAGTCATGTCTAATGACAGGAGGTGGTATTGGGGCAGACTACTCTGTGTATAGAGCGGAGGGTAAGGAGCTAGGAGGTACTGGTGGTATTGCTAGTGGTCCTTTGCCTAAGATGCAGATGATCAATGAGATTGGTCGAAGGGTTATGCAGGGTGGTAGTCGTCGCTCTGCTATCTATGCTAGTTTAAATTGGAAGCATGAAGACATTAGTAAGTTTCTTCTTTCTAAGAACTGGAAAGATATGCCTATCGGAAACACAGGACAATCCCTGTTTGATGTAAAGCAAGATGACTTTAATTTTCCTGCTCCTCTTGATATGACAAACATCAGTGTAAACTATGATACTGAATGGTTGTTGAACTATTGGGAAACTGGAGAGGTAGGAGATGTATTTCTGAGCAATGTCAGACAAGCTCTGTCCACTGCCGAACCGGGATTTAGTTTTAACTTTTTTGAGAAAGAAAATGAAACACTTAGAAATGCTTGTACAGAAGTTACAGCAAACAACCACAATGCTCCTGATGGCGGTGATGATTCCGATGTTTGCAATTTGGGAAGCCTTAACTTTGCTAGGATTGCTGATGTTTCTCAGTTACGAAATGTCGTTGAACTAGCAACCAAGTTTCTTATTTGTGGTACATTGAGAGCGCAACTGCCTTACCATAAAGTTTATAAAACAAGGGAAAAGAATCGTAGGCTTGGTCTGGGACTGATGGGATTACACGAGTGGTTGATCCAAAGAGGAAGCCGATATGAAACCACAGAAGAGATGCATCGTTGGCTAAAGATTTATAAGTCTGAGTCTGATAGAGTTTCGGATAGTTTCTCTGATCAGTTAGGAATCTCTCGACCTGTGGCTAAACGAGCAGTAGCACCAACAGGAACTATCGGCATCATTGCTGGAACCTCAACTGGTGTTGAACCTATCTTTGCTGTAGCCTATAAACGTAGGTATCTCAAGAACCGTAGATGGCATTATCAGTATGTTATAGACAGTGCCGCTCAAGAAATGATTGATCTTTATGGGGCTGATCCTGATTCGATTGAATCGGCTATGGACTTGGCTACAGACTATGAGCGTAGGCTTTCATTCCAAGCAAACATTCAAGAGTATGTTGACATGTCAATCTCCAGTACAATTAATCTACCCGCTTGGGGATCAAAAGGAAATAACGAAGACCTCGTTGTTCCTTTTGCAAATACTCTTGCTAAGTATGCACACAGGTTGAGAGGGTTCACTTGCTTTCCTGATGGTAGTCGAGGAGGTCAACCTCTAACCGTTGTGCCTTACAAAGAAGCTGTAGATAAACTTGGCGAAGAGTTTGAAGAGAATATTCAAACACATGATATCTGTGAGATAGCTGGCACAGGAGGAGTGTGTGGAGTTTAACTCTCGTAGCTCAATTGGATAGAGCAACAGATTTCTAATCTGTAGGTTGCGGGTTCGAGTCCTGCCGAGAGTGCCAAATAAATACTTGACATAACTATAAAAGTGTGTATATAATGTATGGTATTAAAAGAAAAGTAGGTTCTAGATATAGTTGGGTATTAGACTATGATCCAAAGGGATCACACGAGAATGTTGGTCCCTTGCTCTTTCCAACTGAAGAAGAGGCAAAAGAATATGCTCTTTCTAAGTGGGAAGATTGTACTGTGGAAAGCTACCCATTCTTAACTAAAGATTGGTAGCACATTAACTTTGCTTAAAGAAAGGAAGTAAAATGAGTATTGAGAAATTTTATATGGATTTAAACAATCATTTTAATAAAATCAGAACCAATGCAGTTGGTCTAGACAGGCTGTTTGATAACATTCATGACTATACTTTGAATAGTATTCACATGTCTAATCAATCGTCTTATCCCCCTTACAATGTTACGAAGATGGATAAAAATTCTATCCAAGAATTGGGGCTAGGTGTGGCCGATAATGTTCAAGAACAAGTTACAATTGAACTGGCTTTAGCTGGATTTAAAAAGGAAGAGCTTAAGGTAGAACAAAAAGAAAATGTTCTTATTGTATCTGGCCGATCTGAACCCTCAGATGAGAGCAACCATACCGTTACAGTTGTGCAAAAAATTGGAAAGCGTCAATTCAAAAGAGAGTTTCTTTTGTCTGACAACACAGAGATATCTAATTGTGATTATGTTGATGGGGTGTTAAGAATCACCATTGATGTTATTGTTCCGTTAGAAGAACAAGCTAAAACAATTAATATTAATTAAACTACGGAGCCACTGCACCCAGTGTGTGGTGGCTCTTTTTATTTATAAGGATTATTTAATGGCATCTACAAAAACTATTGGCCTATCAACCAAGATAGATACCGACAGACATATGAGAACTTCGATAGGTCATTCCACAAACTGTAAACCAACTAACAAACATAAAAAAAGAAATTGGAAAAGATACAGAGGGCAGGGTAAATGAGCAATATCCCTACAGTGTATATAGGGTATGACAATAAGGAACACCAAGCGTATGAAGTATTAAGAGAGTCTATATTGGATACTGCCTCAGAGCCTATCAGTGTAGTGGCTCTAGATCAATCCACCCTTCGACGCATCAACTTCTTTAGAAGATCATTTAAATTAGAGAACAACGTTAGATTAGATACACAGGACAATAAACCATTCTCTACAGAGTTTTCCTTTACAAGATTTCTAGTTCCTTTTGTAAATAATCTGAAGGGGCTTGCCCTTTTTATGGATTGTGATATGATGGTTAGATCAGATATCATAGAGGTATTTGATTACGCTTCTAGAGAAGATAAAGCTATATGGTGCGTTAAACACAATTATAATCCAACGGCTAAAACAAAGATGGACGATCAAGTTCAAACACAGTATAATAGAAAGAACTGGTCGAGCTTTGTTCTTTGGAACTGTGAGCATGAAGCCCACCAAAATTTGACCGTTGATGATGTTAATTTAAAAACAGGATATTACCTACATAACTTTCAATGGCTATCCAATGATTTGATTGGTGATATTCCCGAAGAATGGAATTGGTTGGATGGACATTCACATCATGAGATTGAAGCAAAGAATGTTCACTTCACTACAGGTGGGCCTTGGTTCCCCGGATGGAAACCTCAAAGACTAATTGATGCAAAGTATGCTTTGGAATGGACAAACTTTAGAGATGCCATTGAGATAGACGAAGTGATAGGAAAAACTAAAACAATAAAGTGGAACAAAACTTATGAGTAATTTAAGAACAGTAACAGTCGTTACATCCTTCTCAGAGCAGGGCTGGCATGACTATGCAGAGAAGATGGTATTCACTGCCGCTGAACACTGGGAGCCATCAATTAAATTGATTGCTTATTATCATGACTTTGATATCAACACAAAGAAGTTACCAGATAATAAGAACATTGAATTTAGAAATCTAAATGATCTAGAAGAATTAAATCAATTTAGAGATACATATAAAAAGTTTAATGGCATGTCTCCTGAGACAAAGCAATACAACTGGCGTACAGACGCTATTAAGTTTTGTCACAAAGTATTTGCAATAGCTGATTGTGCCTTTGAAAGAAAGGCAAAAGCCGATAAGGAAGGCTACTCACCTGATTGGCTTGTGTGGCTAGATGCAGATACTACCACACATAAAGACTTATCTAAAACATCTTTTCTTGAAGCACTACCGGATGTAGATTTGGTACATCTAGGAAGAAAGAATTTTACATATAGTGAAACATCGTTCATTGGTTTTAATCTAAACAGTGAAGTTTCTCTAGAGTTTATTGGCGATCTTGTGGGTGCTTATATTACTGGAGAGGTTTTAAATTATAGAGAATGGCATGACGGTTTTCTTTTCGAGCGTCTGCTTATTATCTACAAGGCTCACGGTCTGAAGTTTATGGATTGGACAGGCAATGCAGATATTAAAGACCCGATCAACGGAGATCAGGCTTTTGATTTATTCCCTCTGTCGAAATATGTAAAACATTATAAAGGTAATAAGAAGAAAAATATTTCACAGACAGTTGCTCCCGATGTCAATGGTCCTAAACGATATGGACAACTGCTACAGTTGGTGGATCACTATAAGCCCAAAACAATTGCAGAGACAGGTACATGGAATGGCGGTAGAGCTATTCAGATGGCCGAGATTGCATTCAAATATTCTGATGAAGTAACGTACTATGGTTATGATCTGTTTGAAGATGCAACAACTGAGCTTGACGAGAAGGAGCTAAACAGCAAGCAGCACAATCTATTTGCTGCAGTTGAAGATAGGCTGAATCAATACCAGAAAGATTGTAAATCAAAAGGTAGAACATTTAATTTTGAATTGTTCAAGGGAGATACAAAGCACACACTACAGCAAAAGAAAGTAGACTTTGCTTACATTGATGGTGGTCATTCAGAAGATACCGTTAATCATGATTATGACATGCTGAAAGAAAGTAGTGTGGTAGTCTTTGATGACTTTGTTTCTAAAGACCCTAACGGTAATGATCCCGGTGAAGAGTTCTATGGCGTTAATAAAATTATAGAAAAGGTAGAGAAGAGAAAAAAGGTTCTACCATCCTCTGATAGAATTGTTGAAGGAGGTATAACTCATTTAGCAGTGGTGCTAACAGATGACGATCTGCCTGATCTACCTATTGAGTTTAGCAGAGCACCTATTGTGGTGCAGCCAAGAGACTGTATGCCTAAAGAAGATATTCTTAATAATGTTAAAAAGAATACATCTGTTATTGATACTTGGATTACAAAAGCAAAAGCAAATAATGATGTGGCTATTATTATCTCAGGCGGTAAAAGTA